TCTTCAACACCAACTGTTACACCTAGTATTTCGGTATCTCCAAGTATTACACCTAGTAAATCAGTTACACCAACTGTAACGCCTAGTATTTCGGTATCTCCAAGTGTTACGCCATCAAACTCAGTAACTCCTACAGTAACTAAAACACCATCACAAACCAAAACTCAAACACCATCAAACAGCTTAACCCCAAGTGAAACAGTAACTCCTACTCCGACTAAGACCCCTGCAAAAACTCCTACAAATACTCCGACTATTACAAAAACTCCTACAGTAACTCCAACTATTACCAAATCTAATACACCAACCACTACGACAACTAAAACTCCAACCCCAACTAAAACTTCACCTCCAGCAGCATCTTTATCAAGGACTCCAACACAAACCGCAACCCCAACTAAAACACCTTCACCAACACAAACACAAACACCTTCAAATAGACAACAAGTTCTTTGTAATTGTTGGGGATTATTTTATACAACAGGAGGAGGTCTTGCTCAATCAACATTTGCCAAATTTTACGATTGTGATGGAATAGAAAGACAGATTACACTAACATCAAATGACGGTCATGAGCCAGTCGCATACGCTTGTGGAACTCAACCAAGTCCTGACGATAGCAGAGTAGATATTCAAAATTTCGGTACCTGTGGTAATGGAATTGCTTGTCCATCAGGACCCGCAGTTAGCAGAACCCCAACAAAATCAGTAACACCATCAATTTCAGTATCTAAAACTCAAACACCGACTCCAACTATAACTCCAACTATAACTCCTAGTATTTCAGTATCCCCAAGTATTACCCCATCTAAATCTATAACACCTACTGCGACTCGTACACCAAATCTTTCACAATCTACCACACCCACAGTAACTCCTACAATCACCCCAAGCCCAAATCAGTCACCATCACCAACTTCTACAGTAACTACAACCCCATCTGTGTCTTTGTCACCACCAGCCGCGTCCCCGTCTCAGACTCCCTCATTGAGCCCTACCCCTTCTTTAACCCCAAATTGTTTGGCCCCATTATCCCCAACTTTTTGGATTACTAATCAATTTACGCCAAGTGGTGTTCAGACAATTAATACAATAGATTATGGATATGGGGCATTGTGTTCAATTTGGAGAGATTCAGTTGAGCCAAATCCTGCCGGTACTACGATAAATCAATTTCAAATTGTTGCAAGTTTAGGATTCATTGCGACAGGAGCTCAACCGTATTCCATAGTTAGTTTACCTGGAGGTTCTTGTAATTGTTCATTGTCTGCCGGAATATACTTATATAATGCTTTAAACCCATCACAACCATTAAATGCTAATTTAACAAACCAACAAATTGGATTATTATTACTGGGAAATAATTGTGAAATTTATATACTAACGGGATGTAGAGCTCCGGTCTCAGAGACCCCTACTCAAACTCCTACTCAAACTCCTACTTCAACAGTAACTCCAACTAATACTCCTAGCCCAACAGTAACTCCAACTAATACTCCTAGCCCAACAGTAACTCCAAGTACTCCAGGTGCTGCAAACCCAGATGCCTCAGGATGTTCGGTATTATACAATGTAAATGCAGCCAATACTACTTCTGTATATCTTTATGACCCATCAACTAATACATCTACTTTATTAAATAATATTACAAATTTAAGTACAAGTACTGATATTGCTCACACTGATACTAAGTTGTACATGTCAGAATCAGGAAGTCCAAACTTAAAAGAATGGGATATAACTTTATCTCCAAATTTTACCGCAACATATGTCACAACTCATGTTTTACCATTTAATTTAGGGGCAGGATTAGCAGTAGTTGACGATACTAATGTAATTTTAACATCTGCTGATATACGTGCAGGAGACACAGATATATGGTTTTATGAATATAACACATCAACTGAAGCTCTTACACAATTATTTCCAATTGGGCTTCACGGAACAACACCACAACTTTGTAGAGTTAGTGGGGACATGATTTTAACGTCAGATTCTAAACTAATTGCGTTAGTTGATAATAAAATTGGAGCAGTTAATGCTAGTAGACAACAGTGGATAGTTCAATATAGTTATCCTGATGGTGCAGTTGAATTGGAATTAGAAATTACTTCAACTATCACATCTGCCGGAGCTTACGGATATGCAATGTATGAATATGGTGGTGAATTATATATTGCAGGAGGTCCTACCGCTTCACCATGGCAATATACAGTTGACTTAAATTCACCTTTTGCATTGACTTCAGTGGCGGCACCCCCAAATAAAATGGAAGGAGCATCACAGGTTCCAGGATGTATTAACAATAGTTTTGTTACATGTACACCTCCAGGAATGAACGGTAAATTAGCATTTTTGGCATATGGATACGTTAATAATAACGCACCAAGCACTAATGTTAACTGGTATAATGATAAACTATATACGTCGGCAGCTCAAATTTGTAATTTAGTACCAACTATTGATGGATATTTAAATAATCCAAGTGTTTGTAGTTCTTGTGTTGTAAATTATTTGCAGATTTACTATACAAGTGGCCAGTTTGTTAAAGGGGCAAGATTATATACTAACCCATATTCATGTGATTGTGATAAGATAAAACTTCCTGACGGATTTTATGTTATTAATTTAAATAATTCCCCCTCCTACCAATGGGCGGCAGGTCAAACAAATATACAATTTGCAGTTGTGACAGTATCTAATTGTATTATAACTGACATTTATACATGCACTGCAGTTCAATCTCTTAATGCAGTTTGTAACCCAACAAATGCAACAAGTTTTGGTGCAAATGACGGTATTTTAAATTTAACAATTACAGGTGGTTATCCTCCGTATACTGTAACATATAATGGAAACCAAGTAACACTTCCTCTTATTAAATTAGTTGCCGGTACATATACGCTAGTTGTGACAGATTCAGTTAAGGGAACTTATACAATAACATGTACTATAACTGAACCTGCCTGTGTAAGACCTACAACAAATATGACTTTAAATGTCCAAGTTTCCGCTAAATTAATTAATAGTCAGGGGACTCCTTATATTTTTGCAAGTGTTGAAAATGCCTGTCAAAGATATTTGGGGCCAACATTTGCTAACTGGACAGATTTCCCTTCATGGACAGTTGATAACGTTAGAATTGACATATATAATTGGGACCCAACTTGTCCTGGAGGAAATTGTGGTACTATTTACACACCTGGTAGTACTTCTTGCGGATGTAATATTTCCAACTTACCGTCAGTACCATTTTGGATTACCTATACTATACCGACAAATGTAAATCTTAACCCTGTTGATGGAGTTTATATCTGTACAAGAATTGGGTGTGTAATAACATCTGTCACAGCTTGTGCCCCAAGCTTATCAACCGCTCCTCAAGGAATTAGAGTTTTAAGCCAGGCTGGCACAACGATGTCAATTAATGGTCAAAAAAACCTTTCACCCGTTATTTCCTTTATTGCTCAATGGAATGATTCATTTGATGCTAACGGGCAATCAACAAACAATACCAACTATTCAGTTGCTTCTGGTGGTGGTACTTGGGGAGTAACCCATGCATACACCCAAACTGGAATTTCTGCATTTTTATATAATTGGTCAGGGATAGATGCATCGTATATTTCATCGCCTAGAAACCTTACCATTTCGTATTTGAGTGGATTTATAAGTACTCCACAAACATTAACACAATGGCCAAGAATAGGAAGTTTATTCATTACTAATTATTATTTGGTAAATTCAATTGGATTTTCTACCGCCACAATACCAAATAATACAACAACTCTAAATTTACAATATTGTGCTTTGAGCTACTCATTTAATAGCTCAAACTTTTTTAACGGACTTGCAACTAATAATTTTATGCAGAACCTTCAAATAAGATATGGAAAAGTATCTGGTTTTGTATTTAATATGAGTCAAATGAGTTCTCTATTGGCGTTTAGACTTTATAACATGGACGCGACAAATTCTTGGACTTCATTAATTATTACAGTACCTACACAAATTGAGGAAATACAAATTGCCTCAAATGGAAGTGTTACAAACGGAACAGGATTAACCACAATACCAACAATTAATGGATTGTCAAGTATAACCTCTGTTGGATTTAACTTGTTACTTAATAATAATAACTTAACAGGTATTTTTAATTTATCTCTGCCATCTACAATTAATTCATTAAATTTGAACACTAATAGGTTATCTGAATTTTCATCTAATTTAACAGGATTAAATAGTCTAACATCATTACTATTAAGTACTAATTTACTTACAGTACTACCATCATCCTTAAATTTACCATCAACATTAGTAACTTTAGACTTATCATTAAATAGATTAAATGATAGTTCGTTTAATACAGTTACTATAACAAATAGTGTGCAAACACTTAGCTTAAATGGAAATTTATTAACAACTTTACCTACAATACCTAATAATTGTATAACTTTACAAATAGGGCTAATTAATGATAATACAGATGGTTCATTATCGGCAACTAATGGAAACAGAAATAATTTTGGAAATTTTAATTATAATTTATCAACAAAGCAAATAACTACCCTTACCGCTGAAAACTGTGGGATTACATCATTTACTCCTACATTAAACGGACAAATTAGAACAATTAGTTTAAAGAATGCTGTAGTAGCAACTTACAGGGCCAATACAATTTCATCAATTGATTTAAACGCCCCTGGTAAATCATATGCAACAATTACTTCACTTGATTTAACAAAAAACGGTTCCCTAAATTCAATTAGTAATCTAGGTTCATGTACTTCATTGATAAGTTTAAAGGCGTCCAGTTGTGCCTTTACAAATACCACTCAAATTTTATCAACTAATAATCTGAGTGTATTTCCAACATTAAGTACATTAGAATTGTATTCAAATAATTTTGGTAGTAATTTTACTTTAACTTTTGGTGGTACCCAATTAACATCAATTGATTTAAGAGACTGTGGTTTAACTGCAAGTATAATTGATGGTATAATTCAAGGATTAGTCAATACATTATTAAATAATGTTACTTTAAAATTAGAAAACATTGCTGGAGGAACATACGACAATTGTAATAGAAGTTCAATCTCAAATACCGCATTTGCAACATTAACCTCAGTGCAAAGGAACTTCACAATTACATTAACTGAGAATCCGGTTCTTAATCCTCAAGGAGGTATTGCATCAAATAGTAGTATATCCCCATCATGGACTTTAATTACAAATGCCACAGGATATGAGATAAGATACAAAAAAAATACAGATGCCACTTACGGAGCTACAATATCTTTAGGTATCGTATCTAATTACCTTATAAGTTCGCTTTCACCGGCAACAATATTTAATGTTCAAGTAAGAACTAAATTTGGTACAGGGAGTAGTACTTACTATTCTTGTTGGTCTACAGGAAATTATTTTACGGTATAATAATTAAAAACCCAAAGACTATTTATAACAAAAAGAAATAGAATTAATTTTAAAAAATGGAAAATAATAAACTGACAGTTTGGCAAAGGTTATCCCAAGCATTTGGACCTAATTCACTTCTTGGTCAAGACTATCCAACATATAGATACGACAAGAAAGAACTTTTAAGGACAACCTCCAAGCAAGAATACGAAAGAGAAAAATTACAGGCTCAACAAAATTTTTATCTTGCAAATCAGTGGGGTAAAATTGAGCATAACTTATACACTCAAGCAGTTTATTATGAACCAACTAGATTATCTTCATTCTATGACTATGAATCTATGGAGTTTACTCCTGAGATATCGGCAGCTCTTGATATCTACGCAGAGGAATCAACCACAGTAGACCAAAATGGATTTATACTTCAGATTTATTCAGAATCAAGAAGAATTAAATCAATCTTAGCTGACCTTTTTAACAACAATATTGATATTAATACCAACCTTCCAATGTGGACAAGAAACACTTGCAAGTATGGTGACAATTTTGTTTATTTAAAATTAGACCCAACAAAAGGTGTTACAGGTGTAATGCAACTTCCAATTATTGAAATTGAAAGATTGGAAGCGGGTATGGGTGGAAAAGCCGCTGACCCCGAAACAAACCCAACAAAAAAACATACAAAATTTAAGTGGAAACAAAAAGACCTTGAATTTAATACTTGGGAAATTGCTCACTTTAGATTACTTGGAGACGATAGAAGACTTCCTTATGGGACATCAATGCTTGAAAAGGCAAGACGTATTTGGAAGCAGTTATTATTGTCAGAAGATGCGATGTTAATTTATAGGACATCAAGAGCACCTGAAAGACGTGTATTTAAAGTATTTGTTGGAAATATGGATGATGCCGATGTTGAACCATATATCCAAAGATTTGCAAATAAATTTAAGAGAGACCAAGTTGTTGACCACAAGACAGGAAATGTGGATATGAGATTTAATCAAATGGCCGTTGACCAAGATTATTTTGTTCCAGTTCGTGACCCAGCTCAGCAATCCCCAATTGAGACTCTTGCTGGCGCTCAAAATCTTTCTGAAATCGCAGATATTGAATACATTCAAAAGAAATTATTAACAGCACTTCGTGTCCCAAAAGCATTCCTTGGATTTGAAGAAACAGTTGGAGACGGTAAAAATCTATCTCTTCAGGATATTCGTTTTGCAAGAACTATTAATCGTATTCAAAAGAATATGTTGCAAGAATTAAATAAAATTGCAATTATTCACTTATTTGTTTTAGGTTTTGAGGAAGAAATTGGAAACTTTACACTTTCATTAACAAATTCATCAACCCAGCAAGATTTACTTAGAATTGATGTTTGGAAAGAAAAAGTGTTATTATATAAAGATATGGTTGCCGACCCTGGCTCAGGAATTGCCCCAGTATCACAATCATGGGCCAAAAAACATATTTTAGGATTTTCCGATGAGGAAATTAAACTTGACCTTCAACAACAAAGAATTGAAAGAGCTGTTGGTGAGGAATTAAAGAAAACCGCTGAAGTTATTACTCATACAGGATTATTTGATAACTTAGATAAGTTATACGGTAAGAAAGAAGGTGAGCCAGCTGGAACTCCAACTGAAGGAGCAGCTCCACCTGAGGCTGGAGGAGCTCCCGCAGGGGAGTCACCACTTCCACCTCCACCACCTGGTCCTGAACCTGGAGGAGAGGCTGGAGTAACACCTGAATCTATTGAAAAAGATATGAATATTCTTTTGGAAAATGATTTAATTGATGATGATGAAATGATTGATTTATCAAAAGCAAGAAAATCTTTGGATGAAATTGAGAATAAATTAAACTCGTTATTGAAAGATTGATATTTATATATAAAATCACAAAATGAGATTCGGAGTAATAAAAACATTGGTTGAAAACAAACTCGTAAAATCTTTTGCTGAAAAGAAACTAAGCAAGGATATGAAGTTTTTTAAAAATACAATTTTGGAAGATAAGTCTTTCAAAAGATTGTATTTTATATATGATACATTAAAAGAAAATAAAGGTCTTGATAAAGAGACTGCAACCTATATGGTTGATGACCTTGTGAATGAGGCGAAGTCTTTAAATTTAAACGAGGACACGTTAAACAAAATTAAAAAATGGACTTTATCTGTAGTTAAAGAAAATAACTATACAAAGGTTGATGATTTAATTTACGGAGACACTTTAAATCCTGAAAAAAAATCAATTGCTAAAAAAGAAATAGTTGAATCTTTAACAAAGAAACCAATTGTTAAAGAAGATAAAAAAATAGTTCCAATAAAGACAATGTTGAAAATTGCAAACAACAACGTTCAAAAAGCTTTAGAAGAACTCAATGAATCTGAAAGAGAAAAAGTTATTTCTTTATTAAAATCTGAACCATCAAAAGAAGAATTTGAATCACTTAAAGAATCTACAATTAATAAATTGGATTCATTAATAAATGAATCAGATGAGGATTTGAAAAAAGTATTAAGTGAGACAAAAGAAAAAGTCGTTAGTTCAAATTATTCAAAAAAGGAATTTGTAAAACTCACCCAATTAAATCAAGGATTAGTTATCTAATTTATTTTTTTCTTTGTAAATCGCATCTTTAATAATCTGGCGTTTTACGTCAGATTTTTTTTTGTAAGTTTTTTTATCTTGTAATTGTGATACAAGTTTTGTCTTAATTACTTTTGACTTAAATTGTTTTAAGGCTGAGTCAATATTCCCCTTTTTAACTTCTATAATTAACATTTTGACAATTGAATTTTTTTTATTAAATTTAATATATAAATAAACAGAAATGCTAAAAAATGAATGAAAAAAGGCAAGTCTTGTGTGTTGAAGGGTTATAAAAATTTTAAAACATCTTACGGAACAGTTGATTCCAAAAATCTAAAGTCAATTTACATAAACATACAATCTTGGTTGGAACCAAAAAAAGATTCTGATGATTGGGCAAGACAAGTGTCTTATTTTACTAAAGAAGTCAAGCAACTTTTAACTGAAATTATAGATAAATTTATTTTCCTCTCAAAATTTATTGTTGATATGGACCTAAGGTCAAGTGGTATATGCCAAGGGAAAAGGTCTTTTATGAATTTAGAAATTACACTTTTTACAAAAGAACCAATAGATTTTAAATCAGTTAAATTAAAAAATTCGGTGAGGGATATCATCGCAAATGTTCAAAAAGAAATATTTGAATCTTCGGAATTGTTTAATTTTTACCTAACCAAAGCTGACAAAATTTCAAATTTGCAATTAGTTTAATATTTATAAAGAAAATATTAAATGCAAAACATGAAAATACTTGGACCTAACGAATTAGGTAAGGGAATTCTTATTGAATATGATGCAGGTTATGTGTCACCAAATGAATTTTCAAATGATAGAATTATAAAAGAAAATTTAAATGCTTCGGATTACTCTAAACCATTTGAATTTTATGCCGTACTCCAAAAGTACGACACTCCAAATAGAAATGGCAGAATTTATCCTGAAAAAATCTTAAAAAGAGAAGCTGATAATTATACAAAAAATTATATTAAAAGAGGAACTTCTCTTTCTGAGTTAAATCACCCTGAGTCTTCTCTTATTGACCTTGACAGGGTTTCTCACATTATTACAGATATGTGGTGGGATAAAAATGTCTTACTTGGGAAATTAAAACTTTTAACTTCTCCAGGATTTCATGAAAGAGGAATTGTATCAACAAAAGGAGACCAAGCTGCAAATCTTTTAAGACAGGGTGTGACTCTTGGTATTTCTTCTCGTGGAGTTGGCTCATTAAAAAAGAGAGGAGAACAAAATGAAGTTCAAGAAGATTTTGAATTAATTTGTTTTGACCTTGTGTCTTCCCCATCAACACCTGGCGCATACTTGTTTAAAGATGAAAAAGACAGATATAAGTATGAGGAAAACCTTCAAGAAGAAAAAGAACTAAAAGCTCAAAGAGATGCATCTCAGTCTATTGATTTAATGAAAAAACTTTCCGATTATTTATCAAAATAATTAATATGGACGAGAAATATTTTGTAGCAAAAATTACAACAGACATGCCTGACCCTGAGACAGGAAAGATTAAAAAACTCAGACAAGAAAAATTGGTTAAAGGTTATTCCCCAACTGATGTTGAGGCAAAAGTAACCAAAGTATTTGAAAGTTATTCTGAAGATTGGAGAATTACCGCAATTGTTGAAAGTAAAATTGATGAAGTAATTGAGTAAAATCTAAAAACTACTACTAAAGAAAAAGGGACAAAATGTCCCTTTTTTTATTGTCCACAACAAATAAATAATTTTTTTTATTCTAATGCTATATTTATTAAAAAAAAGTATAAATGGCTGAAAAAAATTTAGTTAATGAAACGTTACTCCAAATTCAGAATTTGGAGGAAGTTATCAATGAAAATGCAAAAGAAATACTTGCTTCAACAATGAAGGAAGAAATTAGCGAATTAGTAAAGGAGTCTATGAAAGAAGAGACTGAAGAAACTGAGGAAACCAATGAAGAAGTTACAGAAGCTAATGAAGAAGAATTCATAGCTATGGATGACGAAGATGAATCTGAAGAAGAAGATGAATTTGAAGAAGATGAATCTGAAGAAGAAGATGAATTTGAAACTGACGACGAATTGGACTCAGAAGAAGGCATGGGTATGGATTTTGACGACATGGAAGTAAGAGATTTGACAGATGAATCCGATTCAGAAGTACTTGATGTATTTTTGAAGCAAATGGGTCCTGATGACACAATTGAAGTCGTAAAAGACGGAAAATACTTACATGTTTCTGACAATGATTCTGACAAAGAATTTTTAATCCAAACTGAAAGTGAAGAAGAAGACTTTGAGTATGAACTTGAAGAATCTGAAGATGAGCTTGAAGAAGGTTGGAATGAAGAAGAATCTGAATTAGAAGAATCTGAAGTTGTTTATGAACTTGAAATGAACGAAGAGTCTGAAGAAGATGACGACGACGAAGAATTTGAGTTTGAACTTGAGGAATCTGACGAGGAAGATAACGAATCCTATAATCCAATGATGGAGGCTAAAAAAGCTAAGAAAATGGAAACCAAAGAGGGTATGAAACCAAAAGTAGGTAAAGGAGCTAGCATTGGCTCGGCTAAAAAGTTTTCTTATAAAAAGTCAAAAGGCGGATTTAAAGAAGACATGAAAAAAACCAATCCAACAAAAGGTACAGGTAAACCAAAGTTTGAATTTAAAGAAGGAGAAATCATGGATATGCCATCTAAGACGCCAAAACTTTCTAAAGAAGAGGCAAAAGAGGCGGCACGTACTTATGGAATGGGTTGGAGAAAAGGAGCACTTCCAAAAGGAGCAAGAACAGGTTCAAAAATCGCTAGACAAAATGAGTCAGTTGACAAAGAACTTGAAATGCTCAGAGCTAAAAATGAAGAATATAGAAAGGCACTTAATTTATTTAGAGATAAATTAAATGAGGTGGCAATCTTTAATTCAAATTTAGCATATGCGACTCGTTTATTTACTGAACACTCAACTTCTAAGCAAGAAAAAATTAACATTCTTAGAAGATTTGATTCAGCCGAAACCCTCAAGGAATCAAAAGCGTTGTATAAGACAATAAAAGATGAACTTTCATCTACAACTAATGCTTCTCCTATTACAGAATCAATTGAAAGAGTAATTGACCGTGAGCCACAATCTGGTTCAGCAGTTAACCTAATTGAATCTAAGACATATGAGAATCCACAGTTCCTTAGAATGAAAGACATCATGTCAAAAATTTCAAAATAAAAAAATAAACATTAAAATAAAAAACCAAAATAAAAATGGGAGCATTATTAGAATCAGGTCTTGTTGGTAACATTGGTCTTAAGCACCTTAAAGTTATCAAAGAAGATACTATTAACAAATGGGACAAATTAGGGTTCCTTGAAGGCCTTCGTGGTCACCTAAAAGAGAACGTAGCTCAGTTATATGAAAACCAAGCTTCATTCTTAATTAACGAAGCGGCGTCTACTACAGATACAGGTTCATTTGAAACCGTTGTATTCCCAATCATTCGTCGTGTATTCTCTAAACTTTTAGCAAATGAAATCGTATCAGTACAAGCTATGAACCTTCCTATCGGTAAGTTGTTCTACTTTGTACCTCAGATTCAGGGTTACACTGCAGCTACACCAACTCAGGGCGCTTCAGGACAAGCAGGTCACAGAGCACCTGTAGGTTCTCCTGGTAACTATCCTGGTGACCCAAATGCTGGTTACAATGACTCAACAGCGTTTACTAAAAATCTTTATGATGTATTTTACGAAGGTACTGAACCAGGTTTGAACCCTCCAGGTCTTTTTGATTATTCAAAAGGTGCTTGGTTCTGGGTTACAGGCTCAACTTCACAAGTTGTTTGGAGTTCAGGAGCATTGACACTATCAGGTTATGGTGGTGGTGAATACCGTAAAGTTCTTTTAATTATGACAGGTTTCACAAATGCTGGTGAAGGTAAATTAATTGGTCCTGATGGTCAGGAAATGGATAGTGAGACATTCTTGTCTGATTTGACTTTAGTACCTACATCTAATTTGGTAAGTGCTATTGTAACTGCAGGTGGTAGCAGTACTACGTCAACTCCACTTTTGTACCGTGTTGTAACTCAACAATATGGTAAGGGTATTGTTCAGTATGGTTCTCAAACACAAAGTGTATGGCCTAACGGTACAACATCTAATGGAGGTAATGGTGGTTTCTATAATAATATTTGTAGTCAAGATGGTTTAATTTATCTTGAAATTGACTTACAGGTACCAGCTTGTATTTCTTGTGGTCAATCAACCCCTGATGGTTATACTGGAACAACATTTGGTGCCGGTACATTTACTGCAAATACAGCAAACCAAATGGTAATTCCTTATTGGAAGCGTTACCAAGAGTTAGAATTTGAAGACAGAATTGGTGAAGTATCTTTCAACCTTGAGTCAGTAACAGTTTCTGTAACTGAAAGAAAGTTGAGAGCACAATGGTCTCCTGAAATGGCTCAAGACGTTGCAGCGTTCCACAACATTGATGCTGAAGCTGAATTGACGGCTTTATTGTCAGAACAAGTGGCGGCTGAAATTGACCGTGAAATCCTCCGTGACCTTCGTAAAGGTGCGGCTTGGACACTTCGTTGGGATTACAACGGTTGGAAGCGTCTGAACAACCAATCTACTCCTTATACTCAGAAAGACTGGAACCAAACTCTTATCACTGCAATCAACCAAATCTCTGCACAGATTCACAAATCTACGTTGAGAGGTGGTGCTAACTGGATTGTTGTATCATCTGAAATTTCAGCAATTTTTGATGACCTTCAATATTTCCACGTTTCTAACGCAGCTCCTGAGCAAGACCAGTATAACATGGGTATTGAAAGAGTAGGTACATTGGCAGGTCGTTACCAAGTTTATCGTGACCCTTACTTCCCAGCAAACACAGTATTGTTGGGCCACAAAGGTACATCACTTCTTGACACTGGTTACATCTACGCACCGTATGTACCACTTCAATTAACTCCAACTATGTACAACCCATTCAACTTTACACCTATCAAGGGTATCATGACTCGTTACGCGAAGAAGATGGTCAACAACAGGTTCTTTGGTAGAATTATCGTTGACGGTGTACGTACATTTGATTTGAATGAATTGAGATAATCAATTTAATGAATAAATTAAAAAGGGACCTTTTGGTCCCTTTTTTTATTCTACTAAAGTTCTAAGGGCTCTTGATATAGCTTCTGATTCTTCTAATTTAAATGCCCCTCTTCTATATGCTGCCTTTGTTGCTTCAACTAAACAATAAATTGCCTGTTCTCTTGTCATATTATTAAAAAATTCATTAAGTTGATTCTCATCAAAATAATTTATTGATTCAAACAATGAACCTTTTGGCATTACTTCATTAATTTTATCTTTTAGTTCTTTTTCAATATTATTATCAGATTGCATTTTTAAGATATTTATATAAAGTGTAATTAAAACAAAATGAAAAATCAAACATTATTAGACATATTTGAAAAATACTTGGAGTTTGAAAGAATAGTTGAGGCCGACTTTAGTTCTGATAGAGGGGCTTACGTTGGTCCTTTAGTTCCTGGACTAAAAGATTTTGCAAAAAGTCAATTAGCCCCATTTGTTCAAGATGTATCAAAATATGATGATAGTGAACTTGCTTATGATAGTTATGATGGCTCTTTAGATGTTAGTAAAACAACGGCTAAAAAAATGGAAAAAAAGGCTAAAAAAATTACTAACTATTTAAAAAAACATCCTAATTTAACCGCTAGTGATGACGATGGTAATAATATTAATCAAACACCGGGCAAAAAATTAGAAGTAGTTCCTATTAAAGAAGATTTAGGGGTTTGGTTTGGTACAAAGAAAAAACCAAAAGGTAGTAAACAACCTAAAGGCCCTTGGGTTAATATATGTAGAAAAAAAGAGGGTGGTGGACATCCTCCATGTGGTAGACCCGAAGCAGATTCTAAAGGATATCCAAAATGTAGGGCGGCTGGTGTTGCGGCTAAAATGACAGATGCTCAGAAAAAATCGGCATGTCAACAAAAAAGAAGAGCAGAAAAAAAAGAACCAAAATCTGGTAAGGGTAACAAACCTACAATGACATCTTATAAGGCAAAAAATGAATCAATTTTGATTAATTTAATTTTAAAGTCTTTAAAAGGATAATGAAACTTTGTTTAAAATATAAAAAGAAATTAATTGAAAAATATCAATTAGATATTTTAAAAAAATTCATTTTACAACTACAAGAAAATTTACCTCTTTCAGGTGAAATTCATATTAATTTTTTAGAAAAACAAGAAGGTAAAATGACGACAGGGTCATTTAAGGATAAGACAAAAGTTATAAAAATTCTTTTTAAGGGAAGAATGCTTGCTGATGTACTTAGGACATTATCGCATGAGTGGGCACACTGTTATGACCATCAAAAATTAAAAATAAAAGATAGGAATCCTATAGGTGGTGATGCTGAAGATTTTGCAAATGAAAAATCGGGGGAAGAAACCAAAAGATACATTAAGTCCAACCCCCGATTAAAATCTAAAATATTTAAACCTGTTTAAGTTCCTTATTTAGTTTACCGTAAACTGTAGTCAAGGAATGTTTTACATTACGAGTAATCTCCTCTTCTACTTTTTTGGTGCGTTTCTCCATCTCTTGTGAGAAAACTCTCTCAATTGTGTCCCAGTCCCTTTGACCCATTTGAATATCATAAGAATAAGTTCTGTCCACAATCGTACCGCTAGACCCAAAAAGAGATACAAGCATTCCAAGACGTTCATTATAAATGTATTTGTCACCAGAAACAGGTGCAATGAGAAGAGTTGTATCGGCAACCTTCAATAATTTCATGCAAATGAATAGAGGAGTCCTATGGAAACCGTTTAGGCTGTCCTTGTTTGACTTATAATACTGTTTTCGGTAAAGGATACGAAGTTTTAGATAAAGTCTCTTTAATGGTCGCATAATTGAAAATTTAGAGTACAAAGATACTCCAAAATTTCAATTTTCCAAAATTAATTTATTAACAATAAGGGGCAGAACAATGTTTTTTACCATCTAAACCCGGCATTCTACCTTTGCAAACTTGAACTCCGTAACCTGAGCTATATGCTGAGGGGAATACTTTAAATTTTGCCTTTGCAGCGGCATATCCCCTTGAGCAAAGTTTTGTACCTGCTTTTTTACGACCTTCCATCATGGTCATTTCCTCTTCATCTGATTGATTATCTAAATCACTTTCATCTGAAGTCTCATTCATTAAAAAATCAAATACTTGGTCCATATTATTCTTTGCTTCAGCAATATGGTCCTGAGCCCAATCGTGACCGTTGTCCAAAATAGAATCAATTTCATCTCTATTTTTACTTAACAGGATATCACATTGTCTTCTCATTTGTTCTAAATTTGAGAAGAACATGTATCTGTCGCTTTGTTCTTTAAGAATTTTTTTAATTAAATCTTCTGATATATTTTTCATTTTTCGTCGTCTAAATCAAATT